AAATAGTAGCACCATTCGCTTTTATATATCCTGACGGAGCAGACGACCCACAATGAAAGATAAGAGTTCCTGGTGGATGACTTAGATATCCACCACTAGAATCAAAAATACTAGTTACTCCAGTAATTTTATTTTCTACTCCATTAAGCGTGATCGAACTTGTTCCTATGGTAAGAATACCAGTGATCCTAGCATTACCATTGACGACTAACGCAGTATTACCAACTCCAGTAATAGTAGTAAATCCAATATTAATGTTTGGAGTTCCAGAAAGACCCGTTGCGTTTCCTGTTATGTTACCAGTCAGAGTACCAGAAAATGCTTCACCTGGCGAAGTTTCTATAATACCTCCTCTTATTGTTCCATCAACAGTTAGATCACCAGAAATAAAAGCATTGCCATATGTTTGACTACCATTATTGAAAAATACTTCTTCATTAAATGGTTGAGCCATTAAAATGGACCTCCACTAAATCCTTCTTTTATAGCATCAACAAAAGTTCCAGCGAAAGCAATATCTCCAAATGTTGATCCTGGTGGCGCTAAATTACCCATAAGAGCATCACAAGATGCTTCTTGACCCTGAATTAAAAATCTACCACCCTGTTTGATATTTACATCTTTACCAGCAACAATATCAACATTCTCATCAGCATCAATTACAATATTTTTAGCACGGATTCTAACTTGACCATTTTTTTCTGCAGTGATACAAATATCTCCATTCTTTCCAACGATCGTAATATCTACACCTGTTGATTTCGCTTTTTGTCCAGCAACAATTTCAATTGATTGGTCATTATAAATCTTATAAATTCCATTCTCACTTAAACCAGCTAAACAAATGTCTTTATTATCTGTGACACCGTAAAGCATATAAACATCAGTCCCACTTGTCCCCATTTGAGGATTATTGAGATCAATTCTAAATTTTGGACCAAAAGAATTAATGCTCCTTTGATGCCATTTTTGTTTACTCTTAGGTCTTTCTGCCATTTACTTTAAGATACAATCGACAACATTAACAAGTTCACCCTGGAATTGATCTTCATCGATCAATATGGGTTTTAAAATAGCACCCGATCCCTCTCCTTTAAGTCTAAAGTCAGGAGCATCATTTAATCTGATAGTATTTAGAGGACGTACTCCAGTCAGTTGACCGTTATTGATTGTTAATTTGTATTTGTTTCCAAAATTATCGGTTAACTTACTCTTACCATATCCTTCTCCAGGATCAATAATTGATACTCCTCCAAGAATATAATTAGGAGTTCTATTAACTGGATATCCTTCTCCTTCAGAAACTAGATAAATTTCTATTACTTGTCCATTATCATCAATAATCGATCTTGCTTGAGCACCATAACCTTGGTTACATTCATCTGTGACTTCAACAAAAGGTGGGAATTCATAACCAGATCCAGGGTTTGTAACCCTTACACCAATTAGACTTGCAGTTGCATCTCTTCCAGTTCCAACATAGGCACCAAGAATAGGAATTGCCTCGCATCCTTGTCCTCCACCACCAAAGATATTAATTGTTGGTGGCGAACAAATTACTGGTGGACCAGTAAAACATCCACCTAGAGGACTACTAAGACCAAAAGTTCTTGTTCCAGAACTAAAGATATCAAAACCAGCTAAAACAGATGATGCAAGAGATTTAGCAACATTTGCTTGTTGCAGAATCTGGTCAAAAGGTGTTGGTTGAACATTAATTGGTCCTTGCCCAATCACCCACTGAGTAACTCCACTATTTTTAGACTGACTTTGATTACAAGCAAGAGAAGGAGTACCTCCAGATAATCCAGAAGCGGCGCCACGCAAAGTTCCTTCAATACTAAATCCACCAAAGAATTGTAAGATTGGTCCTACTGCTCCAATCAATCCACTCATAGCACCTGATACTTTACCAATGATATCATTTACTAATGCGCCAGTAAACTGATTTGCAGCACAAGCAACAAATCTCTGAACATTGTTTACTATCCCCTGTAGCGCAGATTTAATGATACCACCCAATCCATTAATAATGCTATTACTAATACAAGGAATGGCTTTCTGAATAGCTTTAATTGGTGCTGCCATCGCTTTTTGTGCCGCAACCCCAGCAAGATGAGCACAAGGAGCGCATTGAGTTGCAGCAAGAACTAAACGATAGACCAAATCATATAAAAGTTTTAATCCTTTATTAAAAAGTGGCGCTAGAGTTTTAAATAGCTTGTTTACCATATTAGTAACAAGACCACTTACAATAGACTGTACTTTGCCAACTATAATATCAATTTCTCGATTAATTGTTTGCTGAATCTGAGCAGATGTATTTGTAATATCTGCAGTTAAATTCTGCACACGACTAACTAAATTTCCAACTTCCGTCGATATTTTACTTGTGACATTACCTTTACTTGGAGATGCTAACTGAACCTTATCTCCAATTGCACTAAAGTAAGAAATTTCACCATTGCCTATTGATTTTGCTTGTGCTGGTGAAACACCTCTTGGACTCTTCTGAGAACCTGCGTTTTGTTCATTAGATTCATTTTTCTGAACTGCCCCATTAGGTTCTTTTATTTGATCACTATATCCAGTAAAAGGTTGGAAAGGACCCTCATAATCTGTTGATGGAACCTGTGAAGTTCTTCCGAATGTTGATAGTACAACTGGAATTTGAGCATTATCACCATCTAAGAAAAATCCAAATACAGTATCTCCAGGTTGCAACTTAACATCAGTTGCAACATTTGCAGCACCTGATCCAGATGTTGTTGGAATAAGAACTTGTGCCCAAGGCAAGTCATCATTTGGAAGTTCTTTTTCACTATAAGGGTGATAACCAAGAATTCTTACTTTTGTTCTATTTCCCCAACCAGATCCGCCTGCTTGCCCACCCTGAGCACCAATTGGTGGAATCTGTCCAATCCACCAACGAAACCCATCTCTTCCTAGAAAATTACTTTTAAGTAGTGATTCGTCAATCATTTTTTATTGTTTGCTCCGTATCTTCCGAAGGTGTCTCTAATAAGTTTCATAGAAGTATATGATGATTCTGAATCAAAATGATGACAAAGCTCTTTAATCATATATAGACCGCTTTGCTCCTGATCATACTCTTCCTTATCTCCAGAAGAGATTTTCGGGAATTGGCACTTAATAATATCACCAGCAGAAAGATTCGTATTAAGAGGAATCAACATATCAACTGCTTGAGTGAATAAAACATTATATCTCATCAATGCTTGTGATTGATATTTAAATGGATCTGCATTCTCATCTGTTGACACATCCTTTTCCATTGTACCAATATCAAGGCACTGGGTGATAATTCTTGTTGGAACATCGCCCAAACCTTTTCCGTCAGATCCAGAAATCTTAGGAAGTTTTAATTTATCTCCCAAGTTCTTTGCTTTACTAACATAATCCTCAAGTTTAAACACACCCCTTTGAGGATCTGTAAACTCAAAAGTAAGTGGATTATAAAACATACGATAACTAGAGTATGTTCCTAATCTCAATTTCTCGATGAGATTTTGATTTTTATTTGTTGTAAAATCTAGAACCTTAAAATCATCATTCTGTGGTTGCCCATCAGCATCATACGGTTCTTGAGCACCAGAAAATGTATAAGTTCCTTTTGGATCTTGACCCATTAGTCCATCAATTGACCTAAAGTTAAATCCATTTTGAGTTTGATAAAAAACAAATCCAGCAGTTCCATCTCCAGATTTATCTCCAGGAACTGCTTTTGCTGCTAACCAAACTAAAACAGTAAATGGTTTCCTTAAGTTACCAATAAAACCATACTTGTTTTGAGTCTTATCAAGTGTTCCTATTTTCTTAGTTTTTAAAACATTTTCGAGAATAGATTTTACAGAATCATCAATAGTCGAACTTGTTGGATATTTCTTGGCAACTCTTGTAGTTTCGTTTGTAATTGCTTCTCTGGATGTTAAGTTAAGAAGAAAAGATTCGGACTGAGAATTGGATATGACATCAGTGATACTTGAGACATAAAAATAATCATCAGTTTTAGAAAAATCTAAAGGTTTATTTTTATCTGAGTTGGCAGCGACTTTAATCGATACTCTTTCTCCACCTCTTAGAGGTAAACCATTGTAGATGGATTGATTTGCACCATCAGGATCCCCTTCTTTATCTGGTGGTTTAATGCTATTACCGTCATTTGTAACTCTTAATCTTGCAGTAATAGTTGGAGAAAAGATATCTTCATAATAATCAAACCCAATAATACCACCTTTAATATCAACAACTCTTTTCTGGTCGTTGGATTCGATGAAAGCTTTTTCGTATGTAGATTTTTTTGATGACATTACAGGTATGAAAGTTCGACTAAGAGTTTATTCTTGATAAAGTTATTTAACACATCCGATTCAGACTGTTGTGGGGGAGAAAAACTTGGACCTCCTCCTCCACCGCCTCCGCTGTAACCACCACCCCCATTAGTGCCAGGAGAAACAGAAACTCCAGAAGGTGGAAATTCTGCAAATACAACTTCACCTTCATTTGCTGGTGTAATTGATCCAGGAACGTTTCCTTGCTGTGCTGAAGTAAATTGTGCTGGAGATACTCCTGCTGCCTTTTGTGCTTCTGCTAAAAATGGTAAGTATTTACCATTGTCGTAAGCTGACCAAGGAGACCAATTAGATCCTCCCGAAAGGTTAAATGCTACCCTTGCATTTGTAACAGGATCCCTCAGTTGTTCTGGATCAGTAATTCCCATTTTTTTCAATGTTCCATCTTTATGAGCTTTCCAATTTATTTGCCATAATCCAATTGAATATTCATTTTTCATTTGTGGATCCATACCAGATTTGACGGTATCATTGGAGGAATCTCCACCAGACTCTGCTTTTGCAACTGCTGCAGCAATAACTGCATTTTTTTCATTAAATCCAACTTGTTTTGCCAAAGCAACTAGCTGAGCAGTTGATAGAGTTCCACCAGAGGTTCCACCAGAGGGTGCTGGTTTCCCCATCACTGTTTGCTGTGGTTTAACGGTTGCAGCAGATGCCGTTGTCGCCGTTGTCTTAACATCTCCGCCAACTCTAGTGTAACTATCAATATATGCCGTTGGATTCATATGACCAGTTAAAGTACCACCATTCCATCCAGTACCAAGTTCGAAGTGTAAATGAGGACCAGTTGATTTACCAGTGCTTCCAAGAGTTCCGATAACTTTAGCGGCACCACTCTTGTTTTCTATTTTGTCTCCTTTTTGAACATTGATAGAATTTAAATGACCATATAAACTATAAGTTCCATCATCGTGTTTTACAACTACAAATTTTCCCCACCCTTTTGCATCCGTACCATGATCTGCAACAACTCCAGGTTTAATTACTGATATTGGATTACCAACTTTACTCCACGGACCTCCAGAAATATCAATTCCATTATGTCTAGGTCTCTCTGCAGTTCTGTAACCAGAATATATGTAACCAGATGCTGCTGTACCACCAGTTGCTGTCATTGATGGTCCAAATTGAGCACCTGAAGTTCCTTGAGTACCTGGAGAAACTGAAACACCACTTTGTTGTTGTGGAGTTTGTGATTCTTGCTCAGGTAAAGAAAGTTCAGATTCATCAATCAAAGGCTGATCAAATAACGCAAATCCTTTCTCAAACTCACTTTGCATTGATTGGAACTGGGTGTTTAACTCATTCATTGCATTATTAACTGTTCCTGGTAATTCACTAAATTTAAACGATGCAATTTGTCCAATAATAGTTCCTAAATTTGTTGCTAATGTTTTAACAAAACCTACAACTGATTGTGTAAAAGAAGATAAAGCACTTATAACTTTTCCAACTCTTTTAATAAACGCTTGACTCCATTTTATCCAGGTTGGCAAGTTACCCAAAATCCATCCAATTGCCAAACTTGAAATAAAATCCATCAATCTTCCAAGAAAATTCTTACCAGATCTCTGTAAAACTGTTCTTGGAGATGGAGTTTTAGCAATAGTAAATTTCACTGCTTGCGAAGCCTCTCTTTGCTCCTTTCTTACTAGTGCTTCTAGTTTTCGATCATTTTGTACTTTTCTATTTTTAAATATTGTTGTTTTAATTCTAGTACGTTTCTCAAATACTTTGTTAATAGTATTAAAACTTTTTCTAGTTCCCAATAAACTAGATTTAATGGACCGAGTTTGCCCCAGTAAATCTTTAGTGCTTTGAGAAAAACCCGATACTAATGCCATCTTAGATCACCACATTATAATTAAACTGTGAATATAATGCATAGAAGTTTTCAGGATTGGAAGATTTAATCTTTGGCACATCTGTACTTGCACCTGGACCCATCGATGGGGTTTGGGTGCTTGTTGGTGCAGGAGTTTGTGCAATCACTGTCGTTTGTGGTTTTGGTTCTGGGCCAAGACTTTCCATTTTTGTATTTGCACTTTGTGTTTGTATAGGTGTGATATTAGCAGGAGTTTGCTCTGGAGCAGTAGTTGCCGCTGATGTTGCAGTTCCTCCAGCAGGAGTTACATTAGAAGTTGCTGCAGTTGATCCTAAAGAAAGATCTCCTGCTGATGGAGTCATAGGAGTTTGTGGTGCTACAGCAGGTTGGGATGATGCCGCTGCTCCTGCAGTTCCTGGAGCAACAGAAACTCCACTTTCACCCGATTGCTGCGGTCCCTTTACTGGAACCGCATCTTCTTTAGGTTCTTGTTCTTTATTACCTTTGTTATCTCCCATCATAGGAGTTTGTGGTTGAGCAACTGGAGTAGTTTGTGCTGCTGATCCTGGTTTTTGATTTCCTTCTGCTTTCTTTTGTTGTTCTTCTAATTCCTTTTTCTTTGCACCTGTAAGATTTCCACCAAAAGCTTCTGATATTTCATCAAGAGTGAAGGCAGTTGCAGCAGCAGTGCGAATACCTTGAAATACAAATCCTTTACCAGGAAGAAAAGATAATGCAGCTAGAGCTGCATCAATATTTTCACCATTCAAGAAATTCATTATACCACTTACGCCAGTGATTAAACCTCCAACTACATTCATAAAACCAAATTTACCACCTTTTTGTCCAGGTGGTTTTCCATCAGGTGGAGACGGAGTTCTTATATTTGTCGCTGCTGCACCTGCACCAACTACTCTTTTCCAAGAATTTTTTATCGCATTGACTAATATCTCAAAGGGTTTTAAAAATAGTCCTTTAATAACAAATCCACTTACTTTAGCAGCTAAGCCGAGGACTAAACTTACAACTTTACCTATTCCGATTTTAATAAGAGAAAGAACACCATTGGCAGCAACTACAATGGCAAGAGTTTTTAAAATATTTCCAGCAATGTCTTGTAGTTTTTTAGTATTTCCTGTAGAGAATGCCTCAATAAGATCTACAATTTGGATAGTTATCCAACCAAACAATAACTGCTGTATTGCTCTACCAACATTAAAAAATACACCGCTAACTTTTGTTGCTACAGCAGTAACAGGTGCAGTTAATGCAGACTGTATTTTATTTTCTAACTGCTGCTCACCTTGTGTTCTAATCTGTCTTTCTGCTAATCGTCTATTATATTCTGCGTCTGCTTTTGCTGCTGCCTCTTCTAGTTTACTTTCCGATGCTATCCGAGTTGCTATAGAATCAATACCACTTCTAACAGTCCTAAGTTCAGAAGCAATCGAATCTAAATTAGATGAGATTGTACTAAGTGTTGATTGATTACTTTCGAGTAATTCTTCGCTTCTTCCCCCACCAAGATCTTGTGAAGATACTGGACCTATTCCTCTCCCGCCACCAAAAGTTGATCCAGCAACACGCTGGACTAATCCCCCTTGAAGTGATTTAGCTAAAGGCGAGGAAATTACTGCCATTTAATTATTTTTTATTTTTTAGATTTTCTTCTTCAATATACTGTTGGAGAAGAGAAACATATATTTCTCTTTCCCAAGGTATCATATTCTCAAGCTCTGTCAAACTATATTTATGATGCTGAATCAACGCAAAATTAGTTTTATAGTATGACTCAAGATTTTCATGAGCCATACCTACGCGAAAAAAGCCGATAGACCCTCCAGAACTACTTCACTCTCAACATTAGTATTTGGGTTTTTAACATTAATTGTATAAGAAAGTTTTGGCATTGTATCAAAGAATTTTTCAACATCTTTAAATTGATTTGATGTTAAACTCTCTACGAATTCCTTTAGTTCTTTTTTAGTGCAGTCCTTTGCGGACCAAGATTCTTCTTCACTATAAACTTGCTCAATACAACTACAAATAAGATCAAAAGTATCTTCAACAGTAATTGTAGTATCACTACCAAAGTTAGCTTTGATAAATTCGTTTAGTGAAGGATATCTCATTCGAAGAGATAAAGATTCATCTAATTTAATGTCTTTCCTGTGTTCTGGGTCAACCCGAACTTTGATTTCATCCAGTGCAATACTTCTAGGAACTTGTGTGGTTTTATCATCAGGACAAGTAATTAAAACATCTACATTTTCACCAACAGATTTTCCTCTAATATTTAAGAAAAGAAACTCAATATCAAATGTAGATAATTCTTCTATCTTGATACCTTTAGTTTTGATACAATTAGATATAACTTCTTTAACTGCGTTTGCAATCTGACGATTATCCTCAGATTCCATAGCAAGTATTAGAATTTTTTCTTCTTTAACTAGAAATGGTCTATACTTGACAGTTTGTTTTGTAGATGGTATTTCCAACTCATAAGTTGGTGTAGCAATTGTTGGTAAGGGCATAATAACCTATGAAAACTTCAGTAAAAATATTTAGAGTCGTTTTAAAGCAGTTGAAAAGAAGTATCGTATGGTTTTAGAGGTGAATTAAACGCTTTTGGCCACTCAATATTTGAGGTATCAATAGCAGTATCACTAACAAATTTATATTTGTCAGCGTTTTTATAAAGTTTAGTAATCTGATCTGTGCTTAAGTTAACAATATCTTTATTATATGCATTAGCATAGTTTGCTTCTAGATTATTTCCATTTCGTCTAGATTCGGATAGACTATCAATTTTTCCAGGAATATATCTATCATATGTAAAAGTCACACCCACAGTCATAATATCTGATGCTTGATATGAAACTGAAATAGAATTCATAGCACTAGGAAATAATCCAAGAAAATTATATTCCAATTGTTGTTTGTAATTTCTCTCAAATTTTGTAATTTTAGTAGCATCAGACTTATAATAATTTGGATACTGAAATCGAGTACTATAATTCTTTCTTGATATTCTAACCTCTGGTTTTTTCTCTGCGATTGGAGTTAAAGATTGGTTATGAGTTCCGCTTGCAATAAACTCCATCCAATGCTCAAAGAATTTAAGTGTTTTATATTGTGCATCAACATAAATTTCCATATTCATTTCAGTAAACTGACGGGTATGAGCAAATTTCTCAGTCACACCCATATAGTCAATTGCTTGTGCAGTTGCGAATGAAGTTGTAGGAATAGATGCATCTCGAACTAAAAGACCAGCGAATTCGCTAATAAATCTTGAATCAACTCCACGACGAGTTAAGTAAGCTATAAGTTCTGGATTCTGAGATATTCCAAACTGCACTAAAAAATGTGAAGTTTGCGCTAGGTTCGAAAATAGTGGTTTAATATCTGATATCTTACGAGGACTGACCACTCTAAATACCTATTATGAGAGTTTTAGTATAGTTATTTAGATGTCATATAAAGGAAAATATAGACCGACATACCCAAAGAAATATACGGGAGATCCAACTAATATCATCTATAGATCTTTATGGGAAAGGCGTTTTATGAAATACTGCGATCATAATCAAAATATTCTTGAATGGGGAAGTGAAGAATTAGCACTTCCATATCGTTCTCCAATTGATGGAAGAATACATCGATACTTTCCTGACTTTTATATTAAGGTCAAAGAAAGCACAGGTCAAATTAAAAAGTATCTAATCGAAGTTAAACCAAAACGCCAAACGGTAGAACCTGCAGTCCAAAAAAGAAAAACAAAACAATACATTTATGAAGTTGTTGAGTATGCCAAAAACCAAGCAAAGTGGAAAGCAGCAAAAGAATTTTGTAAAGATCGCCTCTGGGAATTTAAAATCATAACAGAAGATGATCTAGGTATCAGCTAATGCCAAGAAAAACTCTAAAAGAAAGGCAAGAATCAAAAAAATCAACCGAACAGGATTTATATCCAGTAGATACTGATGATACTAAGAATAGAGTTAGATCAGTCATAGATAATTTGACTGGGAAAGAAAAACCAGATGACATCATGTTAGAACTTTTGGAAGTTGTCCAGGAAAGTGGAACAACTCCAGAAGTAGGTAAGTTTTATATTTTTGTATACAATCCGAAAACACCGAATATTAGATATGATCAAAATCCTTTAGTAGGTGTTACTGATGTATTTGAGTGGGGATTTCGTGGGATTAACTTCCATTGGGGACAACCAAGACAATATACTTGGAGTGAAGTTGCTGGTTCACTATACGAAGTTTACCGATCAGAACTAAAAGATTTACAAGGTATCAATTTTGCAAATTTCAGAATAAATAACTAAAAAACAGCCAGATGGCAAAATTAAAAGGTTATCAAAGTTTTAGATATCCAAAAGAAATAATAACTGAGTCTGATGACTACCTAAAAATTAGTGTGGTTAATTATAAACCACCTGGTTTTGGAGCTAAATCTGGATTTCGTCTTAAGTCGTCTGATGATCCAGACTCAGATCTAACAAAAAATTTAAAAACTCCTGTCTGTTCAATTATTTTGCCAATGCCTCAGCAAATTCGTGATGACAAAGCAGTAGCGTGGGGTGAAAGTGAAATGAACTCTCTTGCTGGTGCTGCTGCTGGCGGAGCTGCTGGAGTTATTGGATCAGAGGCTCCAGTAACGAAAGCTGTTCAGGCAGTTTTGGGAGGTGCTAAAAATTTTACCGAGACCGTAGGTAATTCAAAAGATGCTATTGCAGGTGGATTTGCGGCAGCAGCAGTTAATTCATTACTGGGACAAGAAAATATTAATCCATTTGATGCTGTAACTCGCCAAACTGGATCAATTCTAAACCAAAATCAAGAACTTCTTTTTCGTGGAGTAAGTTTAAGAAGTCATTCATTTAATTGGACATTAACACCAAGATCTAAAGCAGAAGCAGACGAAATAAAAAATATCATTAGAATCTTTAAATCATCAATGTCTGCTAAAAAACAGGGTGCAGTTGCTGATGGTGGAAAAGGAGTGTTTATTCAGTCTCCAGATGTATATCAATTGCAATATTTTAGTGGAAAAAAACCTCATCCATTTTTAAACGTTTTTAAAGTGTGTGCATTATCTAGCATGTCTGTTGATTATACAGCAACTGGAACTTATGCAACCTATGCAGATGGTACGCCTATTCAGGTATCATTGGCATTAGGATTCCAAGAATTGACTCCAGTTTATGCTGAAGATTATAATACAACCAATGGAGAAATAGGAGTAGGTTACTAATATGTCATACTTTAGAGAACTACCAGATTTAGAATATCAATCACCATTAACTGACAGAATTTCATCAACTCAATATGTTCGTGTAAAGAACATCTTTAGAAGACTTAAAATTCGTGATGATCTCAAAGATATATTTGTTCTTTTTAACAAATACGTTATTCCAGAAGGTGCTAGACCAGATACTGTTGCAGAAGAATTATATGATAAATCAGATCTTGATTGGGTTGTACTGACAGTTGCTGGTATTACAAATATAAGAGATCAATGGCCACTTAATAGTAGAGACCTCTATAGATTTTGTGAAAACAAATATGGAGATGACTTAAATAACGTTAGATTTTATGAAACTACCGAAGTTAAGGATTCCAAAAATCGTTTATTTTTACCAGCAGGAAAAGTAGTTGATGCATCATTTACTATTACTAGACCTGATTTTCCAACACAAACATTAAATCCTGTAATTGGAATCACCAATTATGAATATGAGACTCGTTTGAATGAAGAGAAAAGAAAAATTGATATCCTGAAGAGATTATACTTACAACAATTCTTAACTGATGCTCGTGATATTGCTTACTATACAGAATCTTCTCAATACGTTGACCGCACTCTAATTAGAACAGAAAATACAAGAAACAAGATGCTATAAAAAAGGGGGGCATATGCCCCCTTAAACTTATAAACTAGTCAACATATTTCTACATATTCGCTTACAACTCTGTTGGTCTTCATCGCACTCAATTAAACAATTAAAATAGTCATTAATCAAATCATTTTGCTCGTTACATCGGTCCACAGTATCCTCGAAATGTTTCCATCCAGCTAGTTGATTATAAGAAATTAAGTTGTGCATAATAACCTCCATGCACAAAGAACAACATGATAAAGAAGTTTTCTTTCATCTAAATCACCTCTTAATTCTACTACTATGTAGGACAATTGTGTTGATTTTCTGATATTACGCAATAAAAATTTATGCCTACAAGTTTATACCTATTAAAAAGGGGGGCATACGCCCCCAGTTGATCATTCTTCAGCAAGTCGCTGGAAATAACTCAGAGTGTCATCATCATCTTCATCATCATCCACTGATGCAGAACGAGAAGGTTTCAGATTGCTCAATTCAGAACGCAAATCTTCAGTGAGTTCACGAGTGGAACCACGAGTGTTATCCTCATCAAGATCCTCAGGATCTTGATAGCGAGGAGTGCCTTTGTTACCCAGAACATAGTCCAGGCGCTTTTTCAGTTCATCATAAGTTTTAAACTGATCAGCGGCAACAAGTTCAGCAAGAGAGAACTGCTTCTTCCACACTGCTTCCATTGCATCATCATCGTCCAGAAGAGGAGCAGATTTTGCAAACTCACTGGAGTCATAGTTGCGATAACCAGCAACGTTCTTTGCCTTCAGTTTGAAGTTGGCACCCTGCCAGAAGTCAAACGGATCAATCGCTTCTTCATCTTCAAACTCTGGTTGCATTGCGGCAGTCAGTTTATCAAAGATCTTCTTACCATACTTAAACAGGAACACTCTACCTTCGTTGGCAGGGTTTGCAGGATCCTTCACCACATAAACATTAGACACATAAGTCAGTTTACGCTTCTGCTTACGTGCGAGTTCTTTACCAGCATCGGTGCCGTTGTTCCACAGTTCGGAGTTCAGTTCCGACACAGGATCTTTCTGTCCCATAGTGGTCAGAGAGTTCTCAATATACCAACCACCAGGGCCCTGGAAAGCGTGACTGTAGAGTTTCACGAACGGCAGGTCTTCACCGTTGGGGGCAGGAAGGAAACGGATCACGGCATAACCATTGCCGCTCTTATCTACATCCAGTTTCCATACGCGGTCATCACTAGAACCGCTACTTGTATTCATTTTTTCCACTTCTTTGACCAGTTTGGCGGTCAGAGAACCTAGTTTAGATTGCTTCTTAAGATCAGCAAAAGACATTTAGATTACCTCGGATAAATTAGATTCGGGGGATTTACTTAGATATTATAGCAAAGATACTCTCAGCGGTCAACGTATTGCTTAAGAGATTCGATTGTTTTATTCATACTATTAAAAAGAAAACTCATGTCAGTTTCTGGTGGGAATCCCATCAGTGCCACTGATTTACGAAGATTTTCTTTCATTTCAACTGCCAGTGGATCATCAGAAAGTGACAGACGTGTATACATTACACGCTGTTTTTCAAGAAGAAGTTGCAGTCTTTCAATGTGTTCCAATTTAGTTTCACGGTCCATCATGCCAAAAGTCAGGATACTTCCATAGACTTCCTCTTGCAACTTATTAATTTCTTTCAGTTCATCTTGAATAATATCGGAGTCGAAAAAGTTACTCATCTATGATTTCTCGTAAAATACGTTTGAATTGGAATACATCAATATTTATTAAAAACGGAGCATATTTCTTGATCTTTAAACTTACGGTTTCCCATACTGGATCCAGAAGTTGCTTATCAAACTTATTCCCGAACAGGAATATTCTATCATAGATCACTAGGGTTTCCAAGCTAATCTTCCCGCCCAGGAACTTTTTTAAAATAGGTGGATGACCTTTGGAACAGTTCAGTACATCTTCTAATTTTGTCCCCGAGAACAATTCGTTGCTTTGTTCTTTGAATAAGTAAGTCAAACTCTGCTGTCTTTTCATCCAGTCTGCGTAAGTCCTTTCTCCAGAACTTATAATTTGTCCAATCCATAGGTTCTGTGGGTTATCGGAAGATACAAAGTTTGATACTAGAAAATCTACAACTTCTTTATCGTTATACTTACGACTTGTTTTCTCAAACCAGTATTTATCCTTACGTTTATTAAAAGATGCTATACTCGCACGAGTCTTTGCACCATACTTAAAAAAATCATATTTTGGATTTGTGAAATGGTTTTTGAGTGCCAAATAATGTTGATAAGTTTCAAAGGGAGTCACAATCATAAAGGCAGTTTTGCTTTAGAAGTTTTTTTCATAAAATTGAGACGAATAGCATCCCATTTTAATCTCTCTTTTAAAGGTTTTGAGATAAGTTTCGTAACTGATTCTACCTCAAGACTATTAATTTCACAATAGTGAACAATAGCATCGATATAGTTAAAATTTTCTTCCGCTACAATTTTTTCAATCTCAAGAGCAAACTTAGATGGAGTTAAAAACTTATTCTCTATTGCCTGTTCTAGTTCTTTATTTGGTTCCATAGGCGTTAAGTTTATCTCTAACAAATTCTCTAATATATTTGCTGAGGAGTTTGATGTACTTTGATTTGTCTCTTTCTTCATAAACGACGCATTCTCCATTTTCACAAGCCATAATGATTACAAGTTTTTTAACTGAAATACCAGTTAGTTCATATAGCATACAACCATATGCCATACACTGAACAAAGTAATGTTCGATCCACTCACGTGGTTTTGGTTTTTTAGAAGTCTTAAAGTCGATTATTGCTAACTCGCCGTCATATTCAGCGATACAGTCAACAGTCCCAGCAATACCCAGTTGCTTACTATATAGGGACCCTTCGAGGGCGTAAATATTATTTATACGTTTTAAGTCCGTTTTCGAGATCTTAAAAAGAAAATCCGCAATCGGCGCAACTGGCGGAAGATCTTGATTTTTAAGATGGTTTTCTGTAAGAGAATGAAAGTCTGTACCGCGAGAAGTAGCCGCCTTAGTAATCTTTTGCGCCTCATCCTCACCAACCTTTTTGCGCCAGTTATTGAAGATTTCACGATTAAAGTGACTCGTAACAGAAGTAATTGATACAAGTTTCAGAAGTTGGTCTTCATCTGGAACCTTATAATAACGAACTCCATCAATAGTCTCCCTCTCAAGTTGGGGGAGAGTCAAATCAACATGTGTAAACATTAAAAACCTGATTCCATTTTAGCAATAATATATTCTTTAACAAATCCTGAGCGAACGATATCTTCAACACCGAATTCGATAAGATCTATAGATGGCATTGATCTTAAAATTCTTATAAAATCAATAATACCATTACGTTCATTTGTTTTTATAAGATCCGATTGAGTCGCATCTCCACAGAAACAAATTTTGGTATTTTCACCAACACGTGTAATTATACTATCTAATTCATGAAAATTCAAGTTTTGGAATTCATCAACAATAACAATGGCATTATCAAGCGTTGTGCCACGAAGAAATGAAGTGCTCCAAAACTTAATTGTTTCTTGTGCTTTAAGATTGCCATAGAGCATCTCAAAGTCGGCATCACTTGGCATTTGGAACATATACTTCACCATATTCTTATAAGGAATCTGGTAAATATCTGCTTTATCATCATGAGAACCAGGAAGGAATCCAATTTCTCTAGTGGCGACTAAAGAACGAACGATATAAACTTTTTCATATGGAGTTCTTTCATCAAGGACATCTACCAGAGCGTTATAAAGTGTAATAAAAGTTTTACCTGTTCCTGCACAACCATATGCTACAAGGTGTTTTCCGTTTGCATAAGAGTCAAATAATTTTTTCTGATTATCTGTCAATGGTTCAACATCAACAAGAAAATCACTATTAAGTGGCTTTTTCCTTCTCAATTGTTTGGCAGTCATGCCAATACCAATTGGAGACTCATTCTTTCTTCTTCTAGTTGCCATTAGAGTTTCTTTACAGTAGACCCAGGTGCTTTTGATGCTTTATCGAGAATTTCATTCCATCCAGGATTTTTATTGATGAGTTTATTTCTCCACTCACCAACTTCTCCTGGTGTTGCACAACCCTCAGACCAATCCCGTTTCCATTCGGGATTGTCTGTGTACCATTGAGTAATATCATGAACACTCATTTCTACTATCCTTTTCTCCCCCGTCTCTACATGAATAATTGGATAAATCGCCATAGGTTACAATTTCACGATAATTTATTTAGACCCATTCGAGTGCTTCTGAGACCGAAGGAAACTGTTCAGTGAACACTTTTTTGCAGGCAAGAGCAATGTCCATATGCTCTTTTTGAGTTCCATTCGCAGAACGAAGATTAATATAATGTATCCACGACCTGCACGAGCCACTCATATAGATGCGTGTGGGCGTGGCCAAGGGCAATACAAACCTCGCACACTCCTTTGCGATTCCTTCATCGAGCATTGTTTGGTACAGTGCCATAGCGTCTCTGAAATGATCATGAATTAGCATCTCATATTTCTGAATAACAGAAGGATCTAAATCATCAGTAGAGTTTTGACGATTTTTGGTATCCTGACGACGAAGTTCGGGAATAGGAATCTTTTCAGCAAGCAAAGAAGAATCTGCATACCTTTGAGAAAATTCTTGATATGTGAAAGAACGATGACGTAAAATTTGAGCTGCGATGCCACGATTTGTTTCGATCTCAAGAGTCATAAAAGACTGCTCAAAAACAGACCAATGATTATGCTTAATGCAATAAGCAAGCAACTTGGCATAGTTTTCGTTGTCTTGATTCGCAGGGTTGCTAACTCTAGCAACATATGCCATTGTTTTTTCTGCATCGGGTGTCACGCTGATGAGTTTTACAGTCATTTCTTTCCAAATCCTTTTGATGTATATGATTCAAGTTTACCCCATTCTTCTTTTAGAAGACGAAGTTGGGATTTCATTTCTTTTAATTCTTCATCAGAATATAGATGGTCTTGCTTGACCAACCTTCCCAGCAGTTTAATAAGTTCTTTTCCTCTAGTCATACTTAATCCATGTATCCATCGTCATCGTCATAAAGCTCATCATAGTCTGCAATAGGAGGAACATTTGATTTTTGAGAAGTATAGGCAGAAACATCTGAGTAAACTTCTGCTTTTAGAGCATCTACCAAAAGTTCCATATTTCGAATAATTAATTTTAATTTATCCTTGTCCATTTGCCTCATTATAGAAATCAGTTAACCATCCTTTCATAATTTCTCTGATTTCTGCAGATTCATTTGCAGCAACAAACATTTCTCGCCCTTCAATAAGGAACTGACTTAGTTTAAGTTTAATGCCTTCTAAAAATACATCAGCATACTTGTCTAAAAGTTCTTGATCCATTTAATCTTCCCAAATAAGTACTATTCTACATAAAAAAAGAAGGGGAGTCAACCCCCCTTCTGTTATATATTGATTCTACTACTTATAGAGCCACTGAATATATAATGAAAGTGAGATAGTTAGTAAGGCAAGTCCAGCAGTGGAAGAAACAATAATCTGTCCCATCACTTCTTCTCTCCTACAGCACAGTGACCCGCGCTGCAAAGAGATGCTTGATGACGACGCTCCTCTTTTTGCTTTTGCTCCTTAATCAATTGCAGGAAGTTAAGTTTTTTCATTGCCTTTCCTCCCAGTCCCAGTTGTTACATGGACGGTAGGAAATACCACGATACTTATTTGGTGGATGCGATGGAGCATGTGTTTCTGCATACCACTTACGGTACTGCAGTTTTGGAGTGTGAGTATTATACTTCACACCACGATAGGTTGCTGTCATCCCTTAGTCCCCTCTTTTACAAATTTGACCCCACGGTAGGTCTCATTGTATTGTTGAGGTTGTTGTTGCATTTGCTGTTGATATGCGATACGCTTTTCGGTATCATATTCAACGCCACGGTATACTACTTTCGACATTAGGTTTCTCCTTAGTTGTTCAGGTTAAAGAGCGTTCCTTCAGTCGGCTTTTGCGTCTATGGTAAATTTACAGGTCTTTGGCGAGTGTTCTTTATGAATTTGAATGAGCTCTGCTTTTACTTCATCAGGCACTTTTGAGGTGCGAACATTGTTAATAAGCTTTTGAGCTTCAACGCAAGTCCAGAGAATGATTTCCATAGATGAACGATCCGTTCCGAGTCGGCTTACTTCCGTCCTATTTAATTTTTAGCACTTTGTAATTACGTCTTTTCGTAATTCTAATAGCAATCGGTCTTCAATCTCTTGGTGAACTACATCGTCGTTTTTAACGATGTCCATTAGTTCCCACGCTGTATCACAACTTATTGTGACTGGATATTTAGTTTTAATAAGTTGTGGTGAAGCAAAAGAAAGAAGTGGAACCCATGCTAAAAGCAAAAGTGCCTTAGCCATAGGATGAACGTTAGGGGATTATTATACCCCTATTCATAGTATATAGTCAAGTTTTGTGCGGAAACAGTAACAATAGATACTAAATGGTATAATATAGATACCATTTAGTATTAAAAACTGTAAAGATCACCCACCAGGCTTCATTTTTACACCAAGTTTTTGTTGGCGCTTAACGTCTGATTGTCTTGCTGCAGCGATTTTCTTTTGCCTTGCTGCTTCATCACTCTTCTTATAAGCACCAGCAAATAAGGATCTACCAATTCTCTCAAATGGATTTGATGATGTTCTCGCAAGAGTGCTTGGATCTGCTGCTCTCTTATAAACTGCTTTACCACCCTTAAATGCAAGATGTCCTACTGCTTCTTTTCCTTTAGCATCTCTTACAACTGAGGTCTTATCAAGTTGTACAGTTTTTCTTTGCTTACCTGCACCAGTAGACATAAAGGCAGCACCACCTTTACCTTTACTGAATGTGGTCTTACCACCAATACCTGCTAAACCGCCTCCTGATTGCGATTGACGCTGCTTCTGTGCCATTGCTGCTTTCTCCTTACCAGTCGCACCCGCAACCACCTCAGATGCCTTTCCAGCAAGACCTGAACCTGCCATATATCCACCAATACCACCAACAACTCCACCAACTGCAGTGCCAATTGGACCTGCCAGAGAACCAATTGCAGCGCCTCCAGCAGCACCTGCCTTCATACCTGCTAAACCGCCTGCTGCTTTTGTTGCACCCATTGTAAGTGCAGAACCAGTTCTACGTCCTCTTGATTTTTGTGCTGCTGCTTCAAGACCAGTATCGAGAGCAAGTTGAGCAGGTACAGCAGCTTTACCAATAAAACTTTTAACTTTACCAAATCTTCCTGCATCTTTAAGAGCTGTTGATCCAACTTCAGCAGCAGTTTTGGCATTAGATGCTGTCCTTAAACCACCTTGTACTCTTTGAATCGCAGATGAAGATGGTTGTGGTTTACCACCACCAGCAGCAGCAGATGCTGCAGGTTGTTGCCCTCTTACAGCAGTTCCAGGAACTTTGGTTGTTTTTGCTTTTAGTCCTTGATCACGCAACTTTTTAGCTTTTTCTGCGCCACCAGGATTTTTACTTACATAATCTGCAAATTGTTTATCGTCCATCGCTGCGAATTTTTCAGCGGCCGCTTCGGTTAAGTAAGAGCAATCTTGCTGAAACTGACTAAAACTCTTCATTATTCTTCGACACTTTTTAGATATTTATAAAAAACCTTATGGGTAAAAAAAATCCTGGAAAAATTTTTCCAAGATCTGGGAAATTACTTCCGCTTTTTGGTTTTAGGTGCTTGATAACCCCAGAGTCTTGGATTAATCCTGCCGTATCCAAAATCAATGTGCTTCAGATTTTCACGAAACTTTTCCCAGTACATATCAAATATTTTAACTCTTGTCCCTCTTGTAAGATCAA